AGCTTGATTATGAAATTCAATCCTGACAATGCCGAAGTCTTTGAGACTGAAGGTACCACATTTACATACAACCACGAACGTGCTGAGTATGTCTCGGAGCAAATCCTTGAACAATACAAATCTCGCATAGAAGAGATGGCAACCAAATACAAATCGGCTAAACCCGATAGTAAAAAGAGAATCAAACATGCCAAAAACATTCTGGCACTACACAGTGAGTGGAATGTAGAGGACAACGATGAGACTTTGTATCTTGTTTTTAATGATGAGGATGAGGCCTTCACTGATGTGACCACAGAGAATGAATACTATGCTAATCCCATCAATGAGGAAGAAGAATGATTTATAATATGGCATCTGATGTTGACACCCGCAGGATTGTGTGGGTCGCTCAGAATTATCAAACCACCTATTCTGCAGTTCAAGTCGCTGCTATCAACCGCAAACTATCTACCAATGGCAACCGCTAAGTCTCACCTAATCAATCAAATTCAGTTGATTATGTCTCTCAGTGCTGGTCAGCGTGATCTTTACACTGAAGAGACTATGTTTAAGTGTGTTGAAGATCTATCTGGTGCTATTTGCTGGGGTAGTTCTACTAAAATTCTAGATACTGCCAGTCTTCTCACACCCAAAGCATTTCTTAAGTGGAGTCAACACCCAGACAAGACATTGAGCCAGGTTCTTGATCTTAAGGTTACTGGCGGTGATAGTATTACCAAAGAGCACTTTGGCGGTGTTCGTAGTGGATCAAAATTCATATTTAAGTATCATTATGAACAATTCAAGAAAGATGTGAAGTATGATCTTGTCAATAACTTCCTGGCAGATATTGATAAACTCTCACGCGTGGTAGTATCAACTCGCCATGAGAATGAGTTGTTCGCCAGTATAAGAAAGCGTACGCCATATGATTATAAAAACATTGGAGTGAGCGAGATGGTATTTTTACATAAAACAGATCGTGTTAAATTTAAGGACGCATCACACCATGTTGTTGATAGTGACCTGACACAATACTTTCCTAGTGTACTCTTGGCTTAAAGCCACATAATGCCTCACCTCCAAAAGTCCACAGTATTACAATCATCACCACATTATGACAACCATCACCAACAAAACAGAATTTCTCACTCAATGTCTGCTCGAAGTTCTTAATAATCGCTGGAAAGTTGACGCTCTTGAGTCAAATCGTTCAGTTTATACTCAATGGGAGTATGAAAT